GTAGTTTCCTGACAGTCCATAAAAACATAAAAGCCAGCATCCATAAAAATGCACAACAGTCCACAATAATGGAATGTAACCTATACCGCACAAACGCCATAGTAACCGATTGGTTACAAGTGTTATCAAACCCCTTGCGATTGTTTAGAGGGCTAAACGATTGTAAGAATGTATCTACAATGTATCTACACTACCTTTTACACCCTCGCTAAATACCTTGAAGCTCATAAAAAGGATTGAGGAAATGAGAGTTAAATCTCTAATCAAGGAGGCACAAGATGACTGATGAAAGCGACCACAGCAACAAGCTTTACTGGATACTGGGCTATGAAGCTGGGATTGAGCTGGAGCGTGAACGAATCACGAAAGTTATCAAAGACCTAGCTGCAACCAGAGACATTTTGCAGACACTAAGTTACCCGTTTCTTGCTGAGGAAATAGAAGCAGCCATCAAGAAGGGACAAGATGACTGACCCTAAACGACTAAAGGTTACGAAGTCTGCCAAAAAAGCAGAGCTACTTGACCGCACTACTAGCGAGCGCAAATTCTGCTCTGTTTGTCAGTATTACTACTCAGAGATGTTCACCTGCCCAATCTGTTACGGAGCAGAGCAAGAGCGTAAACGCATCATTAAACTGCTGGAGGCATGGCTGGCAGATGACTACGCCGACTTTATAGATACCCTTGAACTAATCAAAGACAAGCAGAAAGCCGAGGAGAGCAATGAAACTGAGAACTAGGCATTACGACCTAACAAAAAGCGAAGGTAAAAATGCCCGCTCATATGGGTGGCAACTATGGCACTCGTCTACTTATGGACAAAAGCGAAAATGGACTCTGGACATCTGGTTCGGGAAACACCTATGGGCGTTATGGATGGAACCAAAATGAGCGAGCCACGCAGAAATTATCGACAAGGATTACACGAGGGTAGAGCGCAAGGAGTAAACCTAGTTGTTGAACAGCTTCATGAGTATCGTGTTTTAGTATCGGCAGTCTCTGAAGGAGAGCAACTAAAAGCCGCTGATAGGCAAAGACTACTAGGCGGAGTAGCGGCTATTGATTCCATGCTGGAGATTACTCAGGGGATAAGTGACAGGCTTGAAGAGCACTCCGATTTAACAAGCTAATGGCGATAACCACAAAACTTCGTGAAGCTATTTTTAGCAGAGACGGATACCGATGCGTAGCTTGCCTAACTGCAAATAGCCTTACTATCCAGCATCGAGTATCTAAAGGAATGGGCGGCTCGAAGAAATTTGACACCCCCGCCTTCTTGATAACCATGTGCTTATCGTGTAATATAGAACTAGAATCAAACCCTGAAAAAGCTGAGCTAGGAAGGGGAAATGGATGGAAGCTAAGCCGCAACGCTTACCCCGCCATAGACCCCGAAACAGTTCCAGTCAAGATGGGACAAAGATGGTTCTACCTAGACAATCAAATGAATCTAACTGAAATGAGAAATAATGCCTAACGATACCCTAGTAACCATAGTGGGCTATGTAACCTATGAACCAGAACTAAAGCGGGTCAATGGAGACAACGCTCTTATTAACCTAACAATCGCCTCAACCCCTAGCCGCTACGATAAGAACACCAGCGGTTACATAGACGGCGAAACAATGTTTATCCGAGGAACGGCATGGAGAACCCTAGCTGAGAACATCGCACTCACAGTTCGCAAGGGAACCCTAGTCATCGCACAGGGCAAGCTTGTATCCAAGTCCTATGAGAAGGATGGCGAGAAGAAAACAAACTTTGAGCTGGACATCCAAGAGCTGGGAGTTGGGCTAAGCCGTATAGCTAAGACTGAAGAGCCAAGAGCGCAACAGCTTACGGATGCTCCGTTCTAGTCTCCGCTATAACCACCTAGTTTGCCCTAATAAACATAAGCTCACTTTCGTTCAAATGGTTAGCAGTAGAGGGAATGTAAAGAGCTACCCCCCAATGCACTGTGGCTCATGCCTTTCTAGCTGGGAAAAGATTGTAACGAAAGATGTTGCAACATAGCGTAATCTTTGATAGCATGTATCTAACAGAGATGGAGGAAGCATGAGAGCAATAAATCGAAGAGGGCGAGCCATAGTATCTGCCCTACAAGCAACAGCAGTCCTAGCCCTTGGGCAAACAGCAATAACACTAATCGCCGTATCTGAGGGAATGCCAAGCCTGAGCATCGGGCAACTAGCGAATAACCTAATGCTAACCGCAGGTATCGGAGCGGGGCTAATCGGGCTAATCATCCTAGCTACTAGGAGAGACAATGCCTAGACCAACGGAGAAGGAAATAGAAAAAGCACATCCTTCTGGAGCCTACATCCTAGACTGCGACGGCACTCACGATTTAGCCCGCCATGTCTACTACTTCTACACCAAAAAAGAAACGCTCCAACGATGGAGAACGCAACACCCAATTAGGAAGGAACAAAATGGCTAGAGAATACCCTTGGACAAGCCACGCCGCAGAACGCTCGGTAATAGATAAGCCCGCAAAGCAAGAGGGCATCCTCAAGGTTCTAAAAAAGCCCATGACTGACGAGCAAATGACAAACGCCTACAGGAGGCTAAAGGGAGTGCCTTGGGCATCCGACTCTGGCTTGCGAACACTAAGAGCCAGACTTGTGCGACAGGGGCTAATAGAAAATACTGGCATAGTCGAAGCAAACATTACGGGCAGAAAATCGATTGTATGGAGAGCCGCCTAATGGACTACATAGCCGTAGGGATACTCATCCTGCTTGGACTCGGAGGAGTCCTAATAGTTGGAGCAATACTCATACTATTAGGCGGGGCGATGGCATTAGCCAAGCGACAGGATATTAACGATAATGACTAATCAACTCTCAATAAAGATTGACCAGCTACAGCCTTACATGCACGCCCCAATGATAAAAGAAATCAAAAAGGTTGCAGACAACTATGGAGCGATGGCTCATGTAATCGATACTCGACAAGAAAAGCTTCTATGGCGCAACGGCATCCTTGCGACAGCTAGTGGAGAAGAGATTGTTCTATCGGGAATCTACAAAGGAATCTTTGCGATACTCGCAGACAACCCCAACCAGCAACTGTCTTATGAAGAGATTGTGGAGAGGCTGGATGCTCAATCACTACCAGCAACAAGTCGAACAAACTTCAGAGTAGTGCTACATCGCCTGAGAAAGCAGCTTCGTGGAAATGGGCATCTTATCCAGACGGAAAGAGATAACGGCTATCTGCTAAGGGTAGACAACGACCTTCTAACCATAGGATAGGCTGTATCTATGAGCAAGAACAAACCTACGCCTGAAGAGGATGTTGAGTTCATGAAGGGCTACATCGATAGCGTGAGATGGAAGTTTGCTAAGACCTATGCAAAATCCGCTCCTCATGAATACACAATAAGAGAGTGGGATGAAGAGCGGGAAGAAGAGTTCATAAGATTCGTAAAGATAATCAGAACCTATGGATACCCAGAACGCTTCTGGAAAAAGATAAACTTCTACTACGAGGTTGATGGAATGAAGTATTGGACAATGGGCTACCCCGTTAGAGAGATTACGAAAGTTATCAATCGAGCCGATGTAAATCAGTTCTATGGCTCACAACATCCAATCGAGGAGTTCGAACGAGAGGCTCCGTTCTGATGACGAGAATAATTATTCGTGCAGTAAAAGAGCGACAGGGCTATGTAGATTATCTACAGCAAAACCTGCCAGACGCAGAAGTCTGCTGGGACTCTACTCGCAACGCTATGAATACCTTTTTAGATTCTCTACGGATGGCTGGAGACGATGCCGTTATCCACATGGAGGATGATGCCGTTTTAGCTACAAACTTCCGAGAGAGAGTCGAAGAGGAGATAGCTAAGCAACCAGACAAAGTTATCCAGTTCTTCTCAATGCGTAAGGGCGACATAGAAATCGGTAGCAGGTGGGATGGCAACTTCCTAGCCGCAGTATGTTTCTATTTCCCAGAAGGTTATAGCAAAGAGCTACTCTCCTATTTCCCAGTATGGGGCAACAGAAAGGCTCATCCAACAGGATTGGATACCATGATTGGCGATTGGCTGAAGAAGCGCAAGGAACGCTACTGGGTAGTTGTTCCCAATCTGGCAGACCATCAAATAGGCAAGAGTGCCATAGACTCCCGCCGCAGTAGCAAGCGAGTCAGTAAGACCTTTGCGGGATGAGACCAAAGAGCTATGTCGTTTCTCTTAATGGGGTTCAACAGGTAGTAACCCTTTCCCCATGTAAGGCAACCGACTTCGAGGAGCTTTGGGAACAGGCAATAGCGGAAAGAATTGCGACTACGATAGGCGAGGTAAAAACAACCTCTCATTACATAATGAGGAATGGCGATGGTAAGACTGTAGGATTCTGTGGCATCCAGTTCTATAGCCATAAGGCAATCTTCAAAAACGATTATGTGTTGCCCGAATACCGCAAAAACGGATTATGGCATGTAATGTATGACTACAGGGAATGGGTTACTAAAGCCAGACCTAGCGTTAAAGCTATAGAGGCTACATGCACAGACATGAGCCTTAATCTTTATCTAAAAAGAGGAGCCGTTATAGTGCAGAAGCTAAGCACTCTCACAAAGGTTAGGAAAACCCTTTGAAGATTTTCAAGAAGCAGAATGTCCACGAGGCTGCATTAGAGCGCATACGCTATCTATTCGATGAGTTTGAGAATGTTGTTGTCTCTATGTCTGGAGGCAAGGACTCTACTGTTGTATTCGAACTGGCGTTGCAGGTGGCTAAGGAGAAGAATAGGCTTCCGCTCCCCGTAGCGTGGTTAGACCAAGAGCTAGAGTTCCAAGCTACCGCAGACTACATGAAGGATGTAATGTATCGGGAGGATGTAAAACCTCTTTGGTATCAGATTCCGTTTAACCTAGTAAACGCTACAACTAATGATGAGAACTATTTTACAATGGCTTGGGGCGAGGGGGTAGAGTGGGTTCGGGAAAAAGACCCGCTCTCAATCAAAGACCCCGTTGGCTCAGACCGCTTTTACGAGATGTTCCCCGCTATCCTTAATTCGCTTTATCCCAAGCAAAAGGCTTGCTATCTAACTGGAGTTAGGGGAGAAGAGAATCCAGCTCGTGCAGTTGGAGCCACAAATGCCGCTACCTACAAATGGGTTACATGGGGCAAGGTATCTAATAAGAAGAATGAGCAATACACCTTCCACCCCATTTATGACTGGTCTTACAGAGATGTCTGGAAGGCTATCCATGACTATGACTGGCAATACAACACCCATTATGATGCCATGTATAGATACGGCGTTCCAGTTACTAAGATGAGAGTTAGCAACTACCACCATGAAGCCGCACTTCAGGCTATCTTTTATCTACAGGAAATAGAGCCAGAGACCTATGAGAAGGCAACGCAACGCCTATCGGGTATTGATGCCGCAGGTAAAGCGGGCAAGGCGGATTATTTCGTAAAAGAGTTGCCGTTCATGTTTATGAGCTGGACAGAGTATAGAAACTACCTTGTGGATAATCTGATTCAGGAAGATAAGCTAAAGCTGAAGTTCAGCACTCGGTTCAAGAAAATGGATGACATCTATCTGGGCGAAGTGTCTGAAGAGCAGATGTGCAAAGTCCAGATAAACTCAATTCTTGCACACGATGAGGACATGGTTAAGCTAGACAACTGGGAGCGTGCGCCTCAGAACTACAACATACGAAGAAAGGTTCAGGGCAAGTCATGGTTCGACCCCAAATTGAAAAGGAAATAAGGGAGTCCATAGCTAAAGCCGCTGATAAAGCGGAAAACAAAGCTGAATGGATGCTTGCCCTTAGAGATTGGCTACATGAGGAGGTATCACCTCACAACAGCCAGCCGATTGATAATGTTCGATGGGTTCCCATTGAGAAGGTTCAAGCCAACGATTACAACCCTAACTCGGTAGCAAAGAATGAGATGAGGCTACTGTATACCTCAATCAGCCACGATGGTTACACTCAGCCCATTGTGACTATCTATGATGAGGCAATAGACAAGTATGTAATCGTAGACGGCTTTCACCGCTATACAACCATGAGAACCAACCAAGACCTTTATGACATGAACCAAGGGCTATTACCAATCGTTGTTCTAAAGAAGGACATAAACGACAGGATGGCTTCTACTATTCGCCATAACAGAGCTAGGGGTAAACACTCAGTAGCAGGTATGGGACAGATTGTTTTCAACATGCTCCAGAACGGGATGGCAGATGACGCTATCTGTCGAGAGATAGGACTGGAGGCAGAGGAGCTAATAAGGCTAAAGCATGTAACTGGGTTCTCTAAGCTGTTCTCGGATGCGAGCTACGGCAAAAGCTGGGAAACAGATAAGCAAATAAAAATCAGAAAAGAATACCTAAAGGAGAACCCAGATGAGCAAGCAATCTGACATAGTAACCAAGAAAGTCCCAATAGCTACTCTCGTTCCATACTGGAGAAACCCACGCCAGAACGATGAGGCTGTAGAGATGGTAAAGAAGTCCATCGAGCAGTATGGCTACCAGCAACCAATTCTTGTAGATAAAAAGAATACCATTATCGCTGGTCACACTCGCTATCGTGCCTTGATGCTCTTAGGTTATGAAGAGGTAGAAGTAATCGTCTCCGACATGCCACAGAAGAAGGCTAAGGAATACCGCATTATTGACAACCGAACCAGCGAGTATGCCACATGGACTAACGAGCTAGTTCTGGAACTGAAAGAGTTTGAAAGCCTAGAGCTTGCAGAAGCCTTCTTCCCAGAGATAAAGCTAGACCTCGGATTCTCTAACCAGCAATCCATCTCTCCCATTACTCAGGAACAGATTGATGCAATCGGGGAGAAAAGAGACGACCAATTCTCTTCAGATAATGATAAGCGTAGTGAGGGCAAGATAGACATCATGTGTCCTTACTGCCATGAGGAGTTTGAGCTAGAACGGGAATACCTAAGCAACGATAGCGTTTGGGGCTAGACATGTCTAAAAGAGTTGGCAGACAAGCTCCTACAATCAATGACGAAAAGGTAAAGGTTCTTATCGCCTCATTGAAGAATGGGGCTTATGTGGAGACAGCTTGCTCTTACGCTGGCATAGGCACATCATCGGTCTATCGCTGGTTAGAGCGTGGCAAGGCAGAGGATGAAAGGGGTCAAAAAGGCGAGGAGCCAAACCCTGAAGAGACCCCGTATTGGGAAATCTGGGACACTATAGAAAAGGCTCGTTCAGAAGCAACGCTAAGAAACATCACTCTTATCCAGACAGCAGCTCAGAATGGCTCATGGCAAGCGGCGGCATGGTTTCTAGAGAGAACCGCACCTAAGCTTTATGCTAGAAGGAGCTATAGTGAGGTTACAGGTGCAGACGGCGGGGCTTTAGAAATCTCCATGTCAATAGACGACTTGAACTCGAAGATAGCTTCACTAATGGGAGAACATAATGAGCTTGGAGAACCTGCTTCGGCTTCCTCCTAACGAGCGCAAATCCATAATCTCTAAACTGAATAGAGACGAGAGGTTAGCATTACAGAAGTTCGTATCTGAGGTAAGCCCTTATACCAAGTATCAGGATGACCCCGTTGCCTTTGTGCAAGAGGCATTACATGAAACCCTATGGTCTAAGCAGAAGGAAATTCTGGAGTCCGTTCGGGATAACAAAAGAACAGCCGTTCCAGCTTGCCACGCACCAGGAAAATCTCACATCGCCGCAAGAGCAGTAGCATGGTGGGTATCCTCCTTCCCTCCCGGTACGGCTCAGGTTGTAACAACAGCTCCGAACTATCGTCAGGTTCGCACGATTCTCTGGTCGCACATCCAAAGACTTCAAGATAGGCACAATCTCCCCGGTGAGGTCTTTACTACTGAATGGCGAATAGGCAGAGAGATTGCCGCTTACGGATTCTCTGGACAACAGCATGACGAAGCGGTAGTTCAGGGTATCCACGCCCCGCACCTGCTAATCGTTGTTGATGAGGCGGCTGGTATCAGTCCTATGGTAGGAACAGCACTAGAAGCTCTAATGACTGGCGCACATACCCGCATGTTAGTTCTCGGTAACCCACCTACAGATAATGAAGGCTCATGGTTCGAGAGGGCTTGCAATAGCCCGAACTACAACATCGTTCCAATCTCTGCCTTTGATACCCCCAACTTTACTGGCGAGGATTCGGGAATCTGCCGCTCATGCCCTTCTCAGGTTTCCCCGCATGAGGTAAAGACTCACCTTGTAGACAGGGAATGGGTAGAGGAGGTAACGAGAGAGTTTGGCTCAGACTCAGCCTTCGTTGAAGCTCGTGTGTTAGCCAAGTTCCCTAGAGCGGTAAACAACAAAACGATTCCGCTGGGATGGATTGAGAAATCCGCCGATAATGAGTTCGCTGATGAGGGGCGCATCCGACTAGGAGTAGACATCGCTTCGGGGGGCGGAGACGAGTTTGTTATCGCTTGGGCAGATGGAAGCATCGGCAGTATCAAGCATCGCTCGTCTGGTTCCGCTAACGCTAACGCCCTAGATGTATCGGGAGTAATCCTGCAATCCATTCTAGATGCAGAGAAGGTTCATAAGGACAGGGGTTACACCGACCCTGTGCGGGTAAAGATTGACTCCATCGGAGTTGGCTGGGGTATCGTCTCGACTCTCCTAAACTGGGGTAAAGAGAAGAAGCACGGAGCGCAAATCATCGGGGTTAATGTTGCAGAACGAGCGCATGATGCAATCCGCTTTACTAGCCAGCGGGCAGAGCTATGGTGGACAGGCAGACAGCTATTGCAACCAGATAATACTGGAGCGCAACAGATACGCCTAGACATAGACCAGAGAACGCAAGCTCAGTTATCTGCTCCCACATACTCCTCCGATTCGGGAGGTCGAATAGCTATCGAGGCAAAGAAGCACATGAAAACTAGAAATGTTGGAAGCCCAGACCGAGCTGAAGCCCTTCTGCTTGCCTTTTATGAGCCACCAGCTAAACGAAACATAATGGCTGTAGCTCCAATCAACATCGGACAGCGTAATTCATGGAACATAGGCTGATTGAGAGGTCACAGGATGGCTCAAGAGGGCAGAACGCTACATGGCGGGATAGATAGCCTAGCCAGATGGGGGTCGAGGCTCCTTGCCCGACTGAGGGGCGGGAACGGCTATCCGAACAAGTGTTCGATAAACGGATGATAAGAATTGTTTATTGAAAGTATGGCGTTGATGTTTTCTAGTGGACATGGAGGGAATCGAACCCTCGTGCCACAGATTCCGACATGCGGTTTTCATCCTGTAGTCGACAGCCATTACATGCCCGTGTTACGATGTTACGAGTTTTGTTATGGGCGTGGTAAGACAACACGCACATACCGAAAGTTATACTGAAACGATGGCAGACGATGAGGCACAGGAACCCGAAGTGGAAATAGACCAAACGGCTGAGCTAAGTCCAATGCAAATGGCGGCAGTATCAATGCACGAACTATACCAGTCCTACCTATTTGCTGGATTCAATGACGACCAAGCCATGTATCTGTTAGTTGAGACCATGGGTAATGGCATACACGAGTTGCGGGAAAACATAGATGACGAAGAAGATTAAGTTTACAGAAATAGGGACAACTGGCTTACGCAGAGCTGGTGGGTTTGTTCTTGAAGAGTTTCTGCCACAGCTACAGGGCACTAAGGCTCGACAGGCATACCGAGAGATGTCTGACAACGACCCCGTTATCGGAGGCATCCTTCTAGCCTTCAATGAGGTTATGCAACGACTGGATTGGAAAATCGAAAAGCCAGAAGAGGCTACAGCCGAAGAGATAAACGCCTATGATTTTATCGATTCAGCGTTCAACGATACTGAGGAAACTTGGGATGTAACTCTAAGCTCCATCCTTTCAATGCTTATTTATGGCTGGTCGCTACAGGAGATTGTCTACAAAATCCGAGGGGGCAAGAGCAAAGACCCTAAATACAATTCCAAGTTTGCAGACGGGCGTATCGGATGGAGGAAGTTTCCTGTCCGCTCTCAGGATTCATTCTTCGAATGGAACTTTGGAAAGCATGGAGAGATTGAGGGCATGGTTCAGTCTGACATCTCTACGGGTATGCACTACATCCCAACCAGCAAGGCTCTTTTGTTCCGCACTAGCGAATGGAAGAACGACCCAGAGGGCGTATCGATGCTCCGTAAGGCTTATACCTCTTGGTATTACAAGAAGCGTATTCAGGAAATCGAAGCTATCGGAATTGAGAGAGACCTAGCAGGGTTGCCAGTTGTCTACGCCCCACAGGAATGGTTTGCTACCGATGCTGATGAGGCAACCGTTAGTAGCCTACGAGCTATTCAGAACATGGTTACGCAAATTAAGCGCAATGAGTCCGAGGGTGTTGTTATCCCTTACATGACGGATGAGAATGGCAGCAAGGTTCTAACGCTAGAGCTTCTAAGCTCAGGTGGCTCACGCTCCTTCGATACTGGAGCCATTATTGACCGCTATAACAAGATGATTGCTACATCCATGCTTGCAGACTTTGTTCTGTTAGGGCAGGGAACTGTAGGCTCATTCGCACTAGGTTCCCAGAAGCTTGAATCATGGCAGATGATTGTCGAGTCTATGGCTAAGTCGATTTGTGAAGTATTCAACAAACACGCTATCGACAAGCTACTGGCGATGAACGGCATGGAATGCGAGTATCCTCCCCGATTAGTATTCGGCTCAGTAGCCAAGGCAGACCTAGCCGCTCTTGCTCCATACATTAGAACTCTGGCTGATTCTGGAATCCTTACAATGGATGACTCAGACCTAGAGTCTTGGGCAAGAGACCAAGCGGACATGCCCCCAATCCCAGAGGTCTAAATGTCTAAGAACCCTTGGGGCTTACCGAAGGGGCTTACATCCGCCGAACGTAAAGCTGTCAAGGTGGTATTCGAAGCCCTCAAAGCGCAGAAGCGAACACTCTCCCCAGAGGCGATGAACGCACTCAAGTTTGGGAATGTAGACCAGTTTCTAAACTTTGTGGAGTGGGAGACACTAGGGCAATTCGGAGAGCTACAAAACATCCTTGCTGACATGGCTCGTAAAGCTGGTGTAGAGGTATTCTCCCCAATGGGCGGAGTAGATGCCACTCTAGCCTTTGACCTCATCGACCAGAGGGCAGTAGATTGGGCATCCAACCAGAGCGCAAAGCTAGTCCGACAGATAAGCGAAGAGCTTCGAGAGACAATCAGACAGACAGTTGCGGACTCAACAGCGGGCAACCTAACAGTAGACCAGCTTGCTAGGCGTATACAGACAAACATCCCACTTACTTCTCGTGATGCCAGAGCCGTAGAGAACTTTCGCCAAAGAAACTTTGAGAACTATCTGGCAGAGGGGATGGGCGAAGCTAAGGCTAGGGAACAGGCTGACCGCAAGGCTGATAGATACTCCGACAAGATGATTCGGCGCAGAGCCAAGACAATAGCCCGCACAGAGACCGCCTATGCCGCAATGGAAGGGCGTTACATGGGATGGGAGGCTGGGATACAAGAGGGTCTCATTGATAACCAGTCTAAGAAGGAGTGGATTTCAGAACCAGACGCTTGTAAAATCTGCAAACCCCTAGATGGCATGGTTATCGCTTGGGACAAACCCTTCCCTAGCGGATTCAAGATGGCACCCGCTCACCCCAACTGCCGTTGCGCTGTTGTGATAATGCCTCCAGATACCGCAGAAAGTCCCTATACGGAGCAAGCTGAGGCTAATTACGAACCCTCCTTCCGCCTAACCGAGGATGAAGCGGTAGAGCTTTACATGCAAGAGGACTTCGCTGAGGCTAGGCTTGCCGAGGTAGAGCAGATACTCGCAGCTCCTACCTTTATAGAAGGGTCATCTCTTCCAGTAGAGACTCTAGAATCTAAAGCCCTAAACTCCTATCAGGATGCCAACCACAGACCTATGCAAGCATGGCTTCGAACAGGCAGACCAGCAGACACTTTGCTTACCCAAGAACTTATCGCTGAGACCGAGCTTCTTGAGCAAATAACAAAGAGAACAATCTTCAGAAACCCAATTACCGTTACAAGAGGGCAAAAGGACTTCCCCTTCCTAGCGGAATCTGGAGGAACACCCGAAGAGCTGGTAGGCAAGGTATTTGAATCAAAGGGCTTTACCTCTACCTCTGCCCTTTTCGACTACACAGGGACACCCGTAGATACAGGATACGAGGAGCTTGCCAACCAGTTTAGAATTAGGATTCCCGCTGGAGCAAGGGGCGGGGCATTACCCCCAACAGGAGTGTTCTGGAGTGAGGCGGAAATTCTATTGCCTCCCAACACATCCTTTACTATTGTAGGAGTTACCCAAAGCGAGGGTAAAAACTTCTATGACATGATTCTGACGGAGCAGCGATGAAAGAAAGATTTACAGACCAAGTATTTACTTCCGTCACCGACCCCGACACAATCTCAAGAGGTATAGCTTTAGCTGAGCGGATAAAGAAGATTACCAATGGAGTCGAGAAGCATGGCACTCACGACCAATCAAGTCATGGTCGTAGAGGCGGAGGGAATTTTGATACATCAGACTACGACAAGCTTGCAGGGCGTTCGAGTGCAGAATTTAAAGAAGCTCTAGCCGACTTGAGGATGTATGACGGCAGACCTTTGAGTGCTAAAGTTATTAGTGCAACAGGAAACAGATTGCAATTTCGTTCACTACCTTCCGTCGCTTTCCCAGATGAGGCAACCAATGAAGCTGATTTTAT